ACGATGTTGATCCGAAGGCACTGGCCCTTGCAAAGACAATTGAGCAGAACCCGTCACTCAAGCAAGCGTTGCATGCATTGCAGAAACGACCGGAAACCATTCCGGTTGTTCAGAAAATCGGCATGCTCACTTCCGACGAAATCGTAATGCTGAACCAGCTTCTCAGCCGGTTCTACAGCGTACGCACAAAGAAGTAAACATTTCCGGTGGTAGGATTGTGAAATCGGTGCCACCCGTAAAACGGGTGGTTCGAACTGGGGCTATAAGCCCCCTTTACTGACCCGCGCCTCAAGACGCGGGTTTTCACTTTGTTCAAGCCTCAGTGTCATTGCCACTTTGGCCGCCCCTAAAGGGGCTTACTTAACAAATGGATCTTCGTATTCTTTCACACTCAGCTTATCCACGGCCATATCATGCTTTTCCTGGTCTCTTATATATTTCCTTATTGTTTCTTCATTGAGGCCTACAGTACTTACATAATATCCTTCTGCCCAGAAGTGCCGATTCCCAAATTTGTACTTTAAATTCGCATGTCTCTCAAACATCATAAGGGCGCTCTTACCCTTGAGATACCCCATGAAACTTGATACACTGATTCTAGGCGGAATTGCTACAAGCATATGAACATGATCAGGCATCATATGCCCTTCGATTATTTCAACGCCTTTATATTTACAGAGAGTTCTCATTATCTCGATCAAGTCCTCTCTGTACTTGTTGTATATAATCTTTCGTCTGTACTTCGGCGTAAAGACTATATGGTATTTGCACATCCATTTCGTATGTGCAAGGCTATAACTTTTGTTAGCCATAGACTCTCCTTTCTACTCTGAGGCTTGAACACTCTCATTGTAGCAAAATGGGAGTCTATTGGTTTAACCTTCGATGCGCACCCGCATAGCGGGTGGTTTATTTGTCTCGGTCTCTTCGAGCCCTCGACGGGGCTCATAGCCCCACAAGTATAGGAAAAGCACCGCAAAATGCGATGCTTTTCCATTCGTCATATCAGGTTTACATTACCATTCATCTTCCTCGTCAAACAGATTTCCTGCCGATGATAAAAAACCAATTTTCCCTGTGTCCATGTCCATAACCGTATGATCAGATAACCTCATTAAAAGATCACCATCTTCATCCACTGCCATGCTATCCGATATTGTATAGCCCGTCTTTCCATTAAACAGGTTATAAAAAAAGTTTCCCATACAAATACCTGCCTTTCTCAGATCCTAGTCATCACACCAGCCAAAGCCAAAATCCGGCTCATAATAAATCATATCCTGGTCAAAGTGATTCCCTGTTTTTCGGGTTTTTCCTTCGTTTGTTCTTCTCGCCCGGTATGCCTTATTATTCGGATTATTCTGATTGGCATAATCATTAAGCTGCTGTTTCGTATGAGTTTTACCGGATACTCCTTTTCTCTTAGCCATAGTTATCCTCCTTTCTTCCTGATCCCATTAAATAACCTGCAGAAGATAGCGGACACTTTTTGTCACCTTCTAAGCTGAATCCATAGAATATTTTCCAAGGATTATCCCTGCATAATTATTTTCTCAGGAGTGGAGAATAATTTCTGCATTCTTTCAAACAGAAATTATACAATATCATAATAACATGATTTTTCTGATGCTGCTATCAGAATTTATCAAAATCATCCTGCGTGGCGATCTTATTATATTTCACGCCGTCATTTGCTTTTTCCGTCCACATGTCGATCACCAGCCCTACCGTCAAAAGATCCAGATCCGATATGGATATTCCAATCTCTACGCTGCGCAGAAGGAACAGCGGTGTTGTCATTTCCCGTTCACTTCTGCCATACCTTTTTTTGCTGCTATCTCTGTTGCAAGGTTATCGCCCCACAATTCCAGAATCTGAGGCAGCACCTCATAGATGGAAAACATATCAAACTGGTCCAGCCAGTCATCAATGGATGCCGGGATGCTGTTATCCGCATGGTAGGCCATGATATATGCAACATTCTCAAAGATCTCTAAATCATCGATCTGGAACTCATCCCCATCCTCGGTCTTACCCTTATAGGATTTTTCCAGTTTCGACAGATCCTTAAAAATATCCCTTTTGAACTTTGCACGGTATAATCTCGGAACGGTCGCAGATGACCGGAACGGGATCTTTTTCCCACAGATTTCAATTTCTCTTTTTAACATATCCTTTCACCTTATCCTTTCGCACCACTGCCTGTTGTTTCTGACGGAATATATACAGACTTATACCAGTTCGCATATGTCGCTGCATCCGTGGTATCTCCGGTACGGCTCTTTACCAATCCGTCACTTCTCGGATCAGCCGTCAGCGACAGCTTCTCTGTTCCCGGCTCGATCGTATCCTCTTTTGTTTCGGATTCGATGGACGGGCGGGATGCCGTGCAGTTATACATCACATGGCGGATACTATTCACATCCCCGTCAAATTCAAATAACA